GCTGGGGAGCCGGAGCCGGGGCGGGCGCCGGCTGGGGGGCGGGTGCGGGCTGGGGCTGGGGGGCCGGTGCGGGGCGGGGGCCGGTGCGGGCTGCTCCATGGTGGGCGCCGAGCCGGGGGCGAACTGGTAGGGCCAGGCGACGGCGGGGGTCGGGGGCGGGGCCGGAGCTCCGGCGGGGGTGGGGGGGGCGGCCTGGGCCCGGGCGACGAGGTCGCGCACGGCGGCCTCGACGTCCGCGTCGGCGGCGAGGCCGATCAGCTGGCGGATTCTCGTCTCGTCCATGGAGCCATCATTACCGATTGCGGGGCCCGGGGTGGGCATGCTCCCGACGGCGGCCTCCTCGGCGGGGGTGAGCTCGACGGCGGACAGGGCGGACAGGCCGGCGGCGAGGGTCGCCGTCGCCGGCGCCGGCGGTGCGGGGGTCACTCCATACATAGCGCCGGCATCGGCGAGGCCTTTCACGGCCGGCGGGGTCAGGCCCAGGAGGGCCAGGCCGGCGAGGGCGGCGGAGTAGCGCCGGCCGCTCGGGGTCTGGACCCCCCATGCAATCTCGACGCTCCGGCGGGGCCACGCGAGGGGCATGACGGCGGCCAGGCCGGCGGGGGCGTTGACGAGGTCGCCGACGACGGTGGCGACCCGGGGGCGGTCGGCGAGCTCGCGGCCCTCCCGGTCTCGGGGGTGGCGCTCCTCGACCCGGAGGTTGCGGAGGAAACCCATAGCGGGCTGTCCGTCGAACCGGGGGTCGACGTGGCCGGGCTTGGCCGGGGCGTCGTCGACCTCGGGGTCGCGCTCGGCGGCGACCATGGCCTCGAGGTGCTCCCGGGTGACGCGGGTTACCCCGGTGCTAGCCCAGAACGTCCCCTCGCGCACGAGCTCGAGGCCGGGGATGGTCGACGACACGGCGGCGGGGGCGGAGGGGGGCACCTCGGCGAGTGTAGGCGGCCAGGGTGCCGCGGCGGGGGGAGGGGGCCCCTCCTAGGGCCGGCGGCGCTCCTGGGCGAGGAGGGTGCGGAGGTCGAGGCCGGCGCCGGGCGTCGAGGCCCCACGCCGGCCGAGGAGGGCCTTGAGCTCCTCGACGGTCTCGACCCCCATGGCGGCCAGGAAGGCGCGCCAATGGTGGACGGTGGCGGCCTCCTTCTCCCGGAGCCGGCGGAGCTCGGCCTCGAGGCGGGTGTTGCGCTCGCCGAGGTCGCCGACGAGGGAGCGGAGCTCGACGACCTCGGCGGCGAGCTCACGGGCCCGGCGCTCGCCGGCGGTGGTGGTGACCCGGGCACGGTGAACGGGCTCGGTCACGGGGTCCAATGATCAGGGTTGGGGCAAATGGGGAAGCCATCGTCACAGCACTCGGGGTCGTCGCAGAGGTAATCCCGCTGGTCGCATGACGACGTGGCCGGCGCGTGACACAGGTTCTCCTCCTCGGCGAAGGCGCCGGCCACCCTAGAGCACCTCCCCGCGGACCTCGACGTCGACGGCGGGGCGGCCCTCCTCGTCGTCGTCCCAGCCGGGGGCGATGGCCAGGCGGGCCCGGTCGCGCACCTCCCGGAAGGCGGCGGCCTCGTTCCACTCGTCGACGTAGTCGAACGAGTCCTCGACGTCGTAGTCGGCGATGCCGGCCAGCACGGCCTCGAGCTCGAGGAGGCGGGTCTCGAGGTGGGCGATGCGGTAGCCGGCCTCCTTGAGGAGCTCGGCGTCGAGGCGGGCGATGCGCTCGAGGGCGGCGGCCAGGGCGGGGGCGCCGGTGAGGGGCGGGGGCCTGTAGAACAGGCGCGGGGCGCCGGCCGGGAGGAGGTCGTCGGCGGGGTCGCGGGGCAGGCGGTCGGGGGTGCCCTCGGCGTAGGCGCTCACCGGGCGGCCTCCTCGACGGCCCCGCCGAGGGCCCGGCGGGCCCGCTCGGCGGCGGCGATGGTGGAGAGGAGCTCCGCGTCGCCGCCGGGGTAGTACTCGACCGCGGGGTAGTACTCGGCCTCGAGCACGACGGCCCGCGGCCGCTCCCGGCGGTCGAGGATGATGGCGACGGCGGCGGCCCAGGTCGTCGCGCTGGGGGGGTCGCCGAGGTGGGCGAGCTCGGCGGCCATGCACCGGCCGGCCTCGGGGAGGTCGGCCAGCTGCTCGAGGTCGTCGGGGGCGCCGGGGGCGCACCTCTCGAGGACGTCGGCCAGGTGGCGGGCCCGCTCGGCCTGGTGGAGGGCCTTGGGCTTACGGGGCATGGGTCTCTCCTGTCTCGTCGACGCCGGGGTAGTACAGGGTGTGTAGGCGCCGGAGGGCGGCGAGCTCGTCGCCGGCGGCGTCGACGCGGCGGCGATGGCGGCGGCGAGCTCGGGCGTCGACGAGGCGGTCGGCGCCGGCGACGAAGGCGGCGACGAACGAGGCGGCGACGAGGAACCAGACGGCGACGAGGCCGAGGGCCTCGAGGGTGGTGGCGCAGGCGGTCACGGCCGCAGGGCCCGGAGGCGGGCGGTAGCGGCCTCGAGGGAGGCGGAGCCGTACCGGATGCGGGGGGTGGCGTCGGCGAGGCCGGCGACGGTGCCGGCGGAGCACGCGGCGTAGCCGTCGGCGTAGGCCTCGAGGGCCTCGGCGAACAGGGCGTCGAGGCGGCCGTCGCCGGAGCGGGGGCCCTCCCGCATTCGGGCGACCACGTCGGCGGCGGCGAGGCAGGGCCGGCGGGCGTCGGCGGCGCTCGAGGAGGCGCCGGCCTCGGCCATGACGTCGCCGAGCTCCTGCAGGAGGGGCTCCTGGTACTCAGCGAAGGCGGCGACGGCGGGGCGGGCCGGGGGGCCGGAGCTACAGGCCCCTCCGGCGGCGATGACGAGGCCGAGGCCGAGGCCTCGGCGGCGGGCGGTGGGCATGGTCGAGGAGCTCCTGTCGTCGGCGGCCCCCGGGCTGGGGCCTTCGACCCCTAGCCTAGCACCTCAGCCGGTCAGGGTGACGGACCCGTCGGCGGTCGAGGGGGTGGCCCGGCGGGCCGGAGGGGGCGAGGCCGAGCTCGCCGGCGGGGGGATGCGGGCGGGGGCCTCGTGGACCCGGGCGGGGGTGCCGGACCCGGCGGAGGCGATGCGCCAGCACGTCGGCCAGCCGGCGCTCGAGGCGGGGTTGATGTCGGGGCGGGCGGCCCAGGCCTGGGCCCGGGAGGTCTGCTCGGCGGCGGAGGCGTCACCGGGGGCCCCGGACCCGCCGGCGGCGGCCCACGTCTGGGGGGTGAACTGGTACAGGTTGGCGCTCGTGCGGCCGTTCTCAGACTCGCAGGCGGCCAACCGGGCCCAGAACTCGGGGTCGTTCTCGGCCGGCGCCGGGGCGGCCACAAGGGCCAGGGCGACGGCGAGGAGGGCGGCGAGGAGGGTGCGGTGTCGTCTCATGGGGGCGAGACGCTAGGCGGTCAGCCTGCTCCCCGTCGACCTCGGCGCCCGCCCCGTCGTCCTGGCCCATCGCTCGATGTCCGGCCAGTCCCACAGCGGGCTACCACTCGCCCGCCACATCGGCGGCGGCAGTAGGCCCCGCTGGTTCCATGACTTGGCCGTCTGGCGGGCCACGCCGAGCCGGTCGGCGATGTCGGACAGTCCTACGGGGTCGGCGGTCATACCGCCCATCCCACCGCATAGGTGTGGGGAAGTTGTTGATGGTAATGGAAGTTGTTGATGGTAATGACCTTGATGTCGGTCACCCCCAGCCCGCGGAGCCACCCGCAGAAGTCGGTGGCGTCCGACGACGAGTCGGTGATGTAGGGGTTGGCCCGGGTGGAGAGCTTGGCGGCTGCTGTGTTCGTCATGTCCTCACCATATACCGAAGGGGTGCGCCTGTCAACCTAAGGGGTGCAAACTCGTCCCATGGGGGCGAGACGCTAGGCGCTCCGGTGAGCCCCTGGGTCGTCGACCCCGGCGCCCGGGTGTCGCAGGCGCCGTAGATGTCTGTCGGCGCCGGGCTGTCGTCGTGCAAGGGGCACCCGAACAGGTCATGCTCGCGGCAGTAGCCGCGGGCGGGGTCGACGGAGCGGGGCGCGGGCGGGCCCTCTAGAGGCATGTGCGGGCAAATGGTCCAGGCCCGGGCGTCGTCGTAGCGGCGGCCACAGTCGGCCGTGTCACAGATTCTCAGCATGGGTTCACGGCCTCGCCGGCCGGGGCCGGCCGAGGGCGTCGAGGGGGTCGGCGAGGCGGTCGGGGAGGGGCCCGACGGGGAAGGCGGGGGGGAGCTCGGGGACGGCCTTGCCGGTGGCGGGGTTGCGGGGCGCCGGCGGGGTGGCCCGCTCGAGGACGGCCCGGGCGAGGATGTCGACGACGTCGTCGGCGGGGGGGTCAGCGGAGGGTGGAGGGCGCCGGCGGGCGGCGGCCAGCACCCGGGCGGCGGGGTCGACGACCCGGGGGCTCACCGGGCCCCGCCGGAATAGGGCCGGGCGTGGCCGGAGGCGATCAGCTAGCTAGCGAGGGAGGGGGCGGTGTCGTCGCCCCATGGGTGGACGTCGACAAGGTAGCGGCCGTACTTCTCGCGCTTGTCCTTGACGGTGCGGACCCGCGACCATCCATCGCGGTCGGCGTGGTCCCGGAGCCACGCTCCGGCGGCGGCGGTGGCGGCGGAGGCCTCGGAGGTGCCGCGCTCGGGGGTGTTGGCCCCGATCAGCCGGACGGCGGTGCGGACGGTCACCTCGAGGCCGAGGTCGAGCTCGAGGTGGTAGGTGTCGCCGTCGACGAGGCGCAGCACCCGGGCCCGGTACTCGTACACCTAGAGCTCGAGCCGGTCGAGGACGTCGACGAGGAGCAGATGGGCCCGGCCGGCGGTCTCGCCGAGGGCCTCGAGCCGGCCGGCGAGGGGAACGAGGGCGACCGGCGCCACAGAGAGGGAGCCGGTAAGCGAGGCCTCAGTCCCGACGGGCCGGAGCACATCGAACAGGCGGCCCTCGAGGCGCTCGACGGTCATGGCGAGGACGTCGGCGACCTGCTCGAGGTGGGCGAGGCGGTCGTCGACCTGGGAGGGGGCGGTCTCGGGGGAGACGCGGATGCCGTGGTCGTTGTGTGTGGGCTGGGTGGGCTGGGTGGGCTGGGCGCTCATTCGGTGGGCTCCTGTCAGATTAGGCCGGCCTGCTCGGCCAGGCGTCGAATCGCAGCATACAGGGCCCGGGCGTCGAGGAGGCCCTCGTCATCGACCCCCGGGGGGATGAGCTCCTCGAGGCGGTCGATGATGGCCTGGTGTTCGGGGGTGTACTCGGCGCCGAACTCCTCGTCGACCCGCAGCGGCCGGACGTCGTAAGCCTTCTCGTTGAGGTCGGCGACCTCGGCGAGGTACTCGGCCTCGGTCATGGCGTAGGGCGCCGGCCGGCGGGTGCGGGGCCGGCCGAACACGCGGGCGGCCCACTCCTCGGCCTGGGCCCGGTCGGTGGCGGCGATGGCCTCGAGGGCGCCGACCTCGTCGGGGTTGAGGACGTCGAATACCCGGTAGGTGCCGTCGCCGAAGATGCCGTCGACGTCGAGGTCTCCATAACCATCGGCGCCGGGCGTGCGGCCCCGGCCCACCCAGCCGCCGGAGTCGTAGCGGCGGGTCATGTCGAGCCATTGGGCGAGGCTGTCGTCGAATCCTCGGGTGCCGTAGGTCTCCATCCACCGGGAGGCGACCTCGTCGACGGGCGAGGCGTACTCGTCCTCGACGAGCCACCGGCGGCGTAGCCGCGATTGCTCGGCCTCGGGGAGGGAGTAGAACCAGTCGAACTCGGGCTGTCCGTGCCGCACCATGGCGCCGGTCACGGGGTCGCGCTCGAGCTTGATTCGCTTAGGGGCCTTGATGTAGAGGGCGTCGGCGTCCTCGAGGGTGCCGAGGGCGTCCAGCTGCACGGCGGTTGCTCGCCGGCGCAGCTGCTCGCGGAGGGTCTTGAGGGTGCGGCGGGCGATGGCGAGCTCGCGGGCGGCGGCCTTGGCCGCGGGGTCGCGGGTCACCTTGTCGGCCCGGGGCACGGTCACGGGCTCGGAGCGGGGGAGCTCCAACTGCTCGCCGGGGGCCCTCGCCGGCGAGGGGGGCGGGGTGCGGGGGCGGTCGCCGGGCTCGGGCAGGGTGGCCGGGGTCTCGTCCTCCCAGACGAACACGAGCGTTCCGCGGCATCGTTCCCCTCCGGCGCAGGCCCGGAACTGGCCGGCGGGGTAGTCGACCCGGGCGGCGTCGAGGTCGGCGTAGGTGGCGCCGTCGACGAGGGAACAGGGCCCGCACACATTCCGGTCGAGGAGCTCGGAGGCGTAGATGGCGGCCGGCGTGCGGGCGGTCTGTCGGACGGCGGCGACCCGGCCCAGGCCACCGGCGGCGGCGGCGGCGTTGCGGGCCTGGCCCTCGAGCGGGCCGTCGGCGAGGCGGCCGGCGGCGGCGGCCACGGCCTGGAGGAGGGAGGGAACGTCGCCGGCGTTGGGGGCGGCCACGGCGACGTCGCGGGCGATGACGGTGGCGCCGGCGACGTCGGCGGCCAGGCGGCGGGCTAGCTGGGTCAGCTGCTCGGCGTCGTCGGCGTCGTCGAGGCCGGCGAGCTCGGCCCGGGGCTGGGGCCCGAAGCCGGAGTCGGCGAGGTTGACCCCGACCCGGCCGGCCTCCTCGACGACGGTGGCGCCGGCGGCCTTGTAGACCTCGACCAGGCGGTCGAGCACGGTGGCCCGCACGCCGGCGAGGAGCCCCTCGGCCCCCTCGAGGGCCCGGGGGCCGGTCTCGGCGAGGTCGAGGAGGCGGCCGGAGACGGCGACCCGGGTGGCCCGGCCTCGGAGGTCGACGACGAGGAGGCCGACGTAGCGGCGGCGGGCGTCGGCCAGGACGGCGCCGAGCTCCTGGCCGGTGGTGGTGGTGGTGGCGGCGAGGCGGGAGAAGTTGGTCCCGGAGCGGACCTCGGCGGGGGTGCGGGGCCGCCAGGCCTCCTCGGGCACGAGGCCGGAGCCGGCATCCGCGATGCGGCGGTCGCTCTCGAGGGTGAGCTCGAGCTCCTCGACCTCGAGGGCGGCCCGGTCGAGGCGCTCGACGGCGGGCACGCTAGGCGGCGGGGCGGGGGGCCTGGCGGGCCTCGGCGGCCCGGTAGGCGGCGAGGCGGGCCCGCACTGTCTCGAGGCGGGCGCCGAGCTCGGCGGCGGAGCGGGCGCCGGAGGCGGCGGCGGTCATGGGCGGCGGGCGGCCGGGGAGCTCCTCGACGGGCTGGGGGAGGGATTCGATAGGGCCGATGGGCCCGGCGGCCTCGGCCCGCATACTGGGCGGGAGGTTCCCTTGGCGGCGGATGTGGGCCTCGAGGTCGAGGTCGGGGATGATGACCCCCTCGCGGACAAGGGTGGAGATGGCGTCGGCGGCGAGGGGCCCGCCGGTGACTATCTCGTCGGCCTTGATCGTGGGGTAGGGCTCGTCGGGGCCGAAGTTGACGGCGACGAGGTCGCGCACGACGTGCTCGGTCAGCACCTCCTCGAGGTGGGCCACGATGGCGTTTTCGGCCAGGGTGAAGAAGTCGAGGAAGGTGTCGCCGAGGCTACGGGCGCCCCGGTCGTGGCCGAGGTTGAGGAACATCGCCAGGGCGCTCCGGCCGATGCTCTCGTCGTGCCACCGGAGGTGGGGGAGGAGGTCGATGGTGGAGCCGGTCACGCCGAGGAGCTCGGTGGAGTACCCCTCCTCCTGGGCGACGGCGGCCTCCTCGCCGGCCCGGAATCGCTTTCCAATGGCGAGGGCCTCGGCCCTCGAGCCGCCGGCGGGGTAGGTCACCACGGGAACGCCGAGACTGTTGCGCTCGGCGGCGACGGCCATCAGCCGGAGGGTCTGCTCCTTGAGGAGCCAATGCTTGAACGCGGACCGGAGGATGGACGTCCCATACCAGTCGGCCCCGACGCGCTCGTTCGCGTACATGACGAGGCGGTCGGTGCCGATGGTCACCTCCTGGGTGAGGTAGCCACCGCGGGGAACTAGCTGGGTCACGCCGGCGAGGCCTCCGTCGGCGGCGACGTCGACCCGCAGGAGGGTCCGCGGCATGCGGGGGGCCAGCTTGCGGAGGTGGGCCAGCACGGGCGGGAGGCCGGGGATGGACGCCGGCGGCGGGCCCAGGGCGTAGACCTGCTCGAACGGCATGAACCCATAGACGAGGGAGAGGAGGGCGGTGCGGAGGTGCTCGTCGAACGAGAAACCCATGCCGGAGGTTCGGCGGCGGCCCTCCTCGTCGACCTGCAGGCCGAGCTCGGCCTCGACGAGGGCCCGGACCCGGGGGTCGACGTTGGAGCCGGTGACGGCCCAGCGGGTCTGGCGGATGGGGAGGCCGATGGCGCGCACAACGCTGTTTGTCTGGCCGTCGGTGCGCCACATGAGGTCGAACACGCGGACGCTGTTGGGCCAACGGAGGTCGACGGCCTCCTCGTAGCTATCATCGACGGTCCACCGGCCGCCGGCGCCGGACAGGCCCCCGGGCGAGCCGACCTCGGTGGTCAGGGCGGAGGGGTAGGGGGCGGGCACGGCGCCCAGCGTAGGCGGTGGGCTACCCGGCGGAGGGGACGGGGTGCGGGGCCTCGGCGGCGCTGCTGTTCGGCTCCTCACCTAGGGCCGCCATGAGGTGGCGGCCGATCCATTCGGTGTACGCGGGCGGGATCGCTTGGGAGAGCTCCTCGCGGGTCATCCAGTCGATACCCATGGCCCGGTGCTGCACGTCGAGCGGGATGCGCCACACACCTACCTCGACGGTGCGGCGTAGGTTGCTTCGATTGGTAGCCGGGGCGAACCGCGGCATTTGCCAGGAGTGATCGCAGGGTGGAGCTATCCGGTAGAGGTCGCACGGCCGGACCTCGAAGAAACGGTGGCGCCGCACGTCGAGGCCGAATGTTGACCCGCACAAATGGAAGGCGAAGGAACCCAGCGGCGCCCCCGCTACGTTCTCGATGACGTAGGGAGCGGGACCGATTCTCTCTCGCACGGCGCCGATTAGGTCGAGCCTGGGCGCCACATGATTCGGCCGTCGCTTGTAAGCCGTCCATTTCTGGCAGGGCGGCGAGGCGTGGATGACGTCGAAACCCTCGAGCGGAAACGTCAGGGCGTCGGCCTGGTGGAACTCGAACGGGTAGTCGGGCTGGGGGGCCAAGTCGACCCCAACGACATCGAAGCCGGCGCGGTGGAAACCCATGGCGGCCCCGCCGGCCCCACAAAATAGGTCGAGGAGGCGGGGGCGGGGCCGCGTCACTCGGGAGGCCCGAAACCGGGGGCCCGGGCGGCGACGGCCCCGATGGCGGCGCCGGCGAGGAGGGCCAGGGCCAGGCCGGCGGCGGCCCGGATGCGGGCCCGGCGGCGAGCTCGGGCGACGAGGGGGAATCCCAGCACGGCGCCCAGCGTAGGCGGCGAGGGGGAGCTCACCGGATGCGGGCCCGGTCGAGCTCCTCGTCGGAGACCCTGCAGAAGTCGCACCGCGCCCACACGGCCGACACCGCGGCCATGAGGCAGAGGGGGCACGTCGCCGGGCGCCGGCGACGTCGGCGGCGGCCCCGGCGGATCACCGGGCCCGCCGGGGGCGAGGGCGAGAGGGCGGGGGGGCGGGGGTCATCGGCCGCAGTATCCGGTGTCACAATCATCGTCGGCGAACTCGGGGAACATGGACCCTTGACCCTTCTGCTCAACGGTGCGGAGGTCGGCCTCGTCCAGCGGCACGCGTTGGCGGTGCAAGTAGACCCGGCCCGCCGGCGCTGTCTTGTGCAAGCCGTGGCCGTGGCGGATGCGGGCGTCGAAGTCGACGGCGTCGGCCCAGGCGGCGGGGTCGTTGTCGCGGATGCGGCGCCACTCGGCGTCGGAGTGGAACGGGCACCCGATACAGGCCGAACGGGGCGTCTCCCAGCCGGCCTCGGCCAGCCACGCCAGACAGTCTCGGCGGGTCATGCGGAGGTCTATTAGGGGGTAGTGGTGGTCGATGTAGCGGGCGTCGGAATCGCGCATGCGTTGGGCCTCGTCCCAGGAGATTCCGAACCATTGGCGGATGCCGGGCCGGCCGGCCTCACGGTGGAGTTTCCAGAGGAGCGACCTAATCGGCTCGATCTTGAACTCGTTTGTGCATTGGCGTTTGCCGCGGCCGGTCGACCCGTCGTCGTTGGCGTAGAAGGCGGGGATAGAGGCGAACCGGGTGGCGGGGTCGAGGGCGGCCTCCCGGATGCCGACGGGCTTTCCCACCCGGTGAACGGGGACGCCGGCGGCGGCCGCTACCGTTTCCAGCCGGCCGAGGTGCTCATAGACCGCGGCGGGCTCCCAGCCGGTATCGGCGAAGATGGCGCCGGCGAGGGGCGGGAGGTCGCCGGCGAGGCTCATAAGCAGGGCGGTCGTAGATTGGACCCCGGCGCCGAGGGAGAGGAGCTCGAGCGGGCGGGGCTCGGTGCCGGTGGTCATCGGGCCCGCCGGTGGTGGGCGGCCTGGGGACAGGTTGCGAAATGCGAGACGTAGCGGGGGACGTCGGGGGCGAGGAGCTCGTCCTGGCGGAGCACGCGCACGGCGGGGGGGCCCGGGGTGGGCGTCGGGCCCTCGCCGGCGAGGGTGACCCCGGCCAGGGCCCGGAGGGCCCGCTCGTCGTCGTCGACGAGGTGCTCGAGGACCACGTTGCCGTCCTCGACGGGCTCGGGGTCGAGGGGCATTAGCTTGCCGGCCCGGGTGCGGCCCCACCAGACGGGCCGGTGGCAGGAGGAACAGCGGGCGGTGTCGGCGGCCTGGGTCACGGGCGGACCTGTCCCGGGAGGTCGAGGACGGCCCGGGCGGCGGCCCGCTCGGCCTCGAGGTCGGCCCGGGTGGGCCCGCCGGCGGGCTGGGGGTGGCGCTCGGCCTCGAGCACCCGGAGCAGGGCCCGGCGATCCGCGCACGCCGGACAGGGTGCGCCGGCCACGCACGGCGTCGAGCCGGGCGGCGAGCCGGGCCGGCGGCAGTAGGTGAACCGGTCGGCGGTCACGGTGAGGCCTCCTCGGCGGCGGGGGTGCGGCGGGCGTTGCCGGTGGCGGGCTCGAGGTGCGGGGGCCCGCAGCGGGCGAGGAGCTCACGATACAGGCAGGCGGTCGGCGAGGGGTCGTCGGTCTCCCACCGGCGCAGGAGGGCCAGCTGGGCCTCGAGCTCGGCGACCTTGGACGGGTCGCCGGTGCGGGGCTTGGGCCCGGCCCGGCGGCGGGCGGAGGGGGTCACTCGGCGGCCCCGGCGGGCTTACCGGCCATTGTCAACCCGGTTTTTACAGTCGGGCCCGATGCCGGCGGAGACGGAGGCCTCGACCCGGAGCTCGCGGCCGCAGCGGCGGCACCGGCCCCGGCGGTCGAGCTCGGCGGTGAGGGCCTCGACGGTCTCCCGGACGGTGTCGAGGCGGGGGGAGGGGCCGGCGCCGGCCAGGCGGGCGGCCTCGGCGGTGCGGTAGGCGAGGAACCGGGCCAGGCGGGCGGGGGTGAGGTGGGCGAGGGCGAAGTAGTAGGGGGCGGGGGCGGCGGTCACACAGACCACGGGCCCTCGTCGTCGTCGACGTCGAACAGGTGGTCGAACCGGGGGTCGTCGAGGCCGCCGAGGTCGTCGCCGGCCAGGAATGCGGCGAGGGCCGCGGTGAGCGGGGGCTCGTCGGCGAGGGTGAAGGGGGGGTAGTCGGGCATTTGGGGTCTCCTCCTGGGTGGTGGGGGCCGCCGGCGCCGGTCGCCGGGGATTCGGTGCCTAGCCTAGCACTTACGGGCGCCTAGAGACAAGGCAAGTCAACTACGTAGCCTTGTCTTGTCGGACATGACGGAGGTAAGCCCCACTCGGATCATCGAAGCTCTCGGCGGGTCGCGACCTCGGCCTCTGCGGCGGAGAGCTCGAGGTCGGCGGCGGCGAGGGCGAGGGGGAGGTCGGGGTGCTGGGGAGGTCGGGCGCCCCGGAGGTCAGCGGCCCGGTCGGCGGTGGCCCGGGTGCTCAGCGCCCCGGAGGTCAGCGCCCCGGAGGTCAGCGCCCACGAGGTCAGCGCCCCGGAGGTCAGCGTCCCCGAGGTCAGCGTCCCGGAGGTCAGCGCCCCGGAGGTTCGCGCCCCGGAGGTTCGCGCCCCGGAGGTTCGCGCCCACGAGGTTGGGCCGCCGCTTCGCAGCGGCGGCCTTCCACTCCGTCACGGACTTGCAGATGTCGAGCATCCGGTCGGCGGGCGTCTCCGCTCCTGCCCCTTTGACCGCCTCGCTCCATGCCGACAGCACCACTTCGGTGGGCACCCACCATGTATCGAGGATGCCGGTAGCGCCGGCCCGGACGAGCTCGGCCCGCTGGTCGGGGGTGGTGCCTACTACGTCGTTCGCCTGGATCGCCCAGATGTTCAGGATGGGATGAGCGCAGGAAAGGTGATCCGACCAGCCCCCGCCGATCACCCAGGACAAGGCGGTCATTACACAGGCGGTGTCGGTGCTCTCCGAACCGGCTCCGCTAACCAGCGTGAACCGGCTCAGGGCCTCGGCGATGGTGTCGTCGATGGTGTCGATGATGCGCACATGGGCTCCTGGGCTCCGTGGGGCCGTTCGGCCCTGCTCCTCTCACTATAGACCTCGGTTGAGCCAGTGTCACCAGGCTCGGCGGCGGATGCCGGCCATGATCGTGCGCTCGGCCAGGGCGCCGGCGTCGGCCGGGCGGCGCTGGGCGGTGCCGGCCCGGGGGACGTTGAGGCCGAGGAGGAGATAGCGGAGGGCGTCGGGGGCGTGGTCCTCGCCGTCGGTGTCGACGTCGTCGGGGTTCTTCTCGTCACGGACGAGGGCGGGGAGGGTGCGGATGAGGTTCACGCACGTCGAGTAGACGACGAGGCGGGGCCAGCCGTCGGGCCGGACGGTTAGGGCCTCGTCGATGGTGGCCCAGCCGGCGAGACGGGCGTTATTGGCCCGGTAGACGGCCAGGCCGGCGGCCCGGTAGGCGTAGGCGATGGACCCGGGTGGGGGGAGGTTGGGGGCGGTGGTGGCGGTCGGTTGGCCCGGGCCCCGGGCGTAGGTCGAGGGGTCGATATAGAGCGGGGCGGCCCGGCCGGGGGCCCGCTCGCCGGGGGCCTCGGCCCGGAGGACGGCCTCGGCCTGCTGGGTGGGGGTGAGGCCGGCGATGTAGAGCTCCCGATAGACCACGACGAGGTCGAGGCCCAGGACGGCCCCCCAGAGGGCGGCGAACGGCGCCGTGCCGCCGTAGTCGACCCCGATGGCCCGCCGGGCCCCTCCCATGGGGACGGGGAGGCGCTCGGGGTCGACGACGTGCACCTCCCGGCGCCACTGGCGGAACCGTTGGCCGGCGAACACGTCCCAATCTCCCTCGAGCAGGGCCCGCCGGCGGTCGGGCGGGAGGGCCATGAGGCGGTCGATGTAGGTGGGGTCGAGGTAGGGGTTGTCGGTGGCCTTGGCCGGGACGAACAGGCGGACGCCGGGGCGGAGCTCCTCCTCGGTGGCCCGGGGCCGCCACAGCACCCGGGGCGGGGCGGGGTCGATCCAGCGGGAGCGAATCCAGGCATGGCCCCGGCCGCCGGGGTTGGCGGTGGCGATGGAACGGGGCCGGGCGCCGGCCTCGGCCACGGCCCGGGGCACCCGGAGCCGACCCCGAAGCTCCCGGTATTGAAACTCGGTGTGCTGCTCGAGTTGGTCCCAGGCCTGCAGGAGGTACTCAGAGCCGAGGTACCGGGCGACGTCGCGGTCGTTGTGCATGTATCCCAGCTGCAGGGTCGAGCCGGGGGTGCCGACGGCCAGGCCGACGAGGCCGGGGAGGGGGGCGGTGCCGTTGTTGAACGTCCAGAGGTGCTCGGTGCCGTTGTAGGCCCCGGCGCCGGCGGGCACCCGGGCGAGGAGGCGGGGGATGACTCCACCGGGCTGGGAGAGCTCGGGATAGCTCCGGCGGAACAGGCCGGCCGAGGTGCCGGGAAAGCGGTGGAGCTCGCGCACGACCTCGGCGAGGAGCCAGTCGGTTTTGCCACCTCCGGCGGCCCCTCCGTACAGGGTCTCGTCGGCGTGGGCGGCGTTGAGGTGGGCAAATCCCTGGGTGGGGGTGGGGGTGCCGGGGCCGTCGGAGGTGGCCGGGTAGTCGAACCGGACCCGGCGCGGTTCCTCAGCCGGCGGCGGGGTCGAGCTCACCGGCGGGGGCGGGGCCGCCGGCCTCGAGGTGGCGGGCCACGACCTCGAGCGCGGCGGCGAGGGCGACGGCGCCGTCGAGGGCCTCGTCGAGCTCCTCGAGGGCGAGGTCGACGGCGGCCAGGCCGGCCCGGAGGGCGGCGAGGGTCTCGGCGGGGAGGGTCACCGGCGGGGGAGGCCGCACTCGTCGAAGTCGAGGCCGGCGCCGCGGCGGGCGTTGTAGGCGACGAGGGCGGCCGGGGGCGAGGGCGAGGGGTACTCCATGCTGCCCATGCACCACATCGCCACGGGGTCACCCTGTCGGGCGACCCGCTCGAGCGCGGCGGCCACGGCGGAGACCTCAGCCTCGACGGCGGCCACGAGGGGCCCGGGGCGGGCCCGGCCCAGCACCTCGAGCGCGTCTCGCAGGCGCCCGGCGAGGTCGACGAGGTCGGGGGCGGGGGTGCGGGCGACCCCCCAGGCGCTCACCGGCCCACCGGCGGCGACACGGTGCCGGCGAGCTCGGCCTCGTCGAAGATACGGGGGGCGATGGCGAGGGGGAGGGGGGCCCCGAACTCGAGGATGATGGGCGGGGGGACGGCCTGGGCCTGGCCCTCGAGGGCGAGGTGGTCTCCGACGGCCCGGGTGAGCACGCCGACGAGCTCGCGGACGGGGATGCGGCCCTCCCGGTAGGCGCCGAGGACGAGGCGGGCGTCGGTGACCCGTTGGCGGGCGGAGGCCCGCAGCTCCTTCTTGACCTTGACGAGCTCGGCGTCGCCGGCGTCGCCGTCGTCGGCGGCGTTGAGGGCCTCGAGGGCGAGGACGGCCTCGTCCAGGGCCCGACGGGCCTCGCCGACCCGGGCGTCGCCCTCGAGCTCCTCGCCGAGGCGCTGCAGGAGGCGCTCGACGGCCACGGCGGAGAGGCGATGCAGGAGGGTGTCGGAGAGCTCGGCCCGGCCCAGGTCTCGGCGGCCCTCCCGGGAGGCGAGGGCGGCCTCTCGGGCGGCCTGGGAGTTTTCGCGGCGCTTCTGTACGCGCTCCGGCTCCGGCGGCAGGGCGCCGACGGCCCGCATCATGCCGGCGATCTTGTGGACCAGGGCGGCGGAGATTCCCTCGGCGGCGGCGATGGACCGGAGAGAGTCGCCGCGCTCGACGGCGTCGCCGATGCGGGCCCGGAGGCCGGCGTCGTAGTCGGTGAGCTCGCGCTTGCGGGGCACCGGAGGGGCTACGGCGCCGGTGGGGGAGGGGTGAGGGGCTCGGCGTAGAAGGCGGCGACCCGGGCGAGGTCGGCGTCGTAGATGACGACCTCCCAGCCGCTGAGGGCCTCGGGTTCGGCCATGGCGGCGACGGTGGTCACCTCGGCGATGACGCCAGCGGGGTCTACCACGCAGCACCGGCCGGTGATCATGTGGGAGCAGAGGACGGCCCGGGCCCGGGGCCATTGGCGCCGGAGGGCGGTGTTGTCGGGGACGAACATGGGCATGCGGAGGGGCTGGGCGAGGCGATTCACGACGACACGGCCGCCGGGGGCCGGACCAGGCAGCCGCCTAGGTCGAGGGCCTCGATGACGTCGGCATCGTCGGCCCGCACGATGGCGAGCTCGACGCCGAGCTCGCCGGCCCACTTCTCGAGCCGGCCGAGGGTCGGGTTGTTCTTGCCGCGCTCGAGCTCGTTCAGGGTGTTCGCGGCGATGCCGAGGTCGCGGGCGGTGGCGCGCTGGGAATCGTCGCCGCGGGCCTCCCGGAGGATGGCGCCGGCCTGCTCGGCCAGGGTGGGCCTAGTCATCGGGGGGGGGGAGCTCCTCGGTTGAGACGGGCGGCGGCCTCCTCGGCGGCGGGGGTGCCGGCGACGGCGTAGTGGTGGACCTCGCCGGCGGCCACGGCCTGGGCGATGCCGGGGGTGAGCTCGGGGTCGAGGCGGATGGGGACGCCGAGGAGGCCGGCCCAGGGTGGCGGGGCCCCGCTGTCCCGGACCCGGGATGCCAGGGCCTCGACGGCGCCGGGGCCGGCGGTGAGGCCGGGGCGGGGGGTGAAGTCGGGGCGGGGCGAGGCCCACAGCGACGGCGGCGAGGTTGAGAGGGTGGCGATGAGCCGGGCGGCGTCGGAGGCGACGGAGACCCGGACGGCGGCGATGCCGACGTCGTCCGGCTCATCGCCGAAGAAGGCGGCGGCGAGGGCCTCCTCGGCGGCGGGGGTGGCCCACGGGCCTCGGATCAGGTCTCCCATTCGGTCCCTAACCTACCGCAGCGGGCCGGGGACGGGGACGCACGGCCGGGAGACGGCGGTGTCGTAGAGCTCCTCGCAGTCCCAGCACCCGATCCCGTACGAGAGGAGGCGGTCGGCGCCCATGAGCACGGCGGAGACCCCTTCGTGGGCGAGGTGGGCCTCCTCGGGGGTGACGACGTAGCCGGACGAGAGAATCCACCGGTGGCGGCCCGGCTGTTTGGGGGGGAGCTCGGCGAGGCGGCGGGGGACGCGGAAGGCGGTGCCGGCCGAGGTGGCGACGGCGCCGGTCTCGGGGTCGACGACGGAGCGGCCACGGTCTCGGGCCAGCTGGCGGCGCTGCTGGCGGTTGAGGTGGGGGCCCGGGGTCATGCGTCGAGGACGCCGGGCTCGGGGCCGGTGGCGGCGAGGACGGCGTCGACGTCGGGGACGTAGACGGGGCGGGGGTCGAGGCCGGCGGGGGAGGGGCGGTCGCCGTTGGTGGCCGGGGCCCGGGCGGCGCTCACCGCGGCCTCGAGGCCGGCGAGGGTGGCCTCGGCCGCGGCGACGTCGGCCGGGGAGGTCTCGGGGGGGAGCTCGAGCGCTCCGGCGGGGGTGGCGGCGTCGGCGTCGGGGGCCTCGCCGAGGGTGGACCGGATGACGCCGGCGATGCGGCCGAAGGTGTCGGCCTCGGCCAGCACCCGGACCACGCGGGTCGACCCGGTGCGGATGTCACGGCCTCCCAGGCGCTCGAGCTCGAGCTCGCCGGCGGCGGAGATGGCGGCCCGGCGGCGCTGCTCGGCCAGGGCGGCGAGGCCCTCGGCCACCATGGACCACGTCGGCGCCGGGGCGGTCAGGGCCAGGGTAACGGGGTCGGCCTCGGTCGGGCGGGGGCTCATGAGGCGGCCTCCCGGCGGGCCTGGGCGACGGCACTGGCGACGGCTGTGGCGTTGCGGGAGCGGCAGGCGAAGCACGGCCACAGGGCGCCGGGGTGGGGGCGCTGGGTGGTGCACAGGATCGGAGCGGGGGATGCGGGGGGGCGGGGTCATCGGGTGGTCTCCTCGTCGGGGGTGGGCGGGTAGGTGGGGGGAAGGTCGAGGGGGTGACACTCGTCGGCGCAGGCGCACAGGACGCGCCAATAGGTGCCGCCGGCCTCGACGGTGGTGGCGCCGGCGCACTCCTCGCAGCGGTCGAGGTGGCAGGGGGCGCACGTCGACGCCGCGGCCACGGCCTGGGCGAGGGCCGGCGGGCCGGCGCCGGCGGCCGACTCGAGGAGGGCCCGCTTGTGGGGGTCGGCGGCCATGGCGCGCAGGGTGCCGAGCCACTCCTCGACGGCGGCCGGCGGGGGAGGGGCGGCCGGCCGGCCGGCGAGGGTGGCGAGGGTGGCGCCGGCGACGTCGAGCTCGGTGGGGCGGCCCTCGAGGTCGCCGGCGGCCAGGGCCAGCACGACCCGGCGCACGTCGACGAGACGCACGAGCCATGCGACCGCGGGGGCCCGGAGGTCGATGCAGTAGAGCGGGCCGTCGCCGGTCATTCGTCAAAGAACTTACGGCGGGCGATACGGAGGGCGGCGTCCTTGGCGGCCCACCATCGGCGGGCCTCGGTGACGGCGGCGGCGACGGTGGCGGGCTCGTCGACGGGGTCGGGGTCGAGGCCGAGCTCGGCCCGGATGGCGGTGAGGGTGGGACCGAGGCGCACCCGGACGAGGTAGTGCACCTGTAGGGCGAAGTCGGCGGGCATGTTCGGCGGATTGGGGTCGTACACCTCGACCTGGGCGTCGAGGCCGCGGGCCCGGAGGGTGTCGGCCACGGCCTCGGCGGGGGCCCGGGTCAAGGAGGTCCAGAGGTTCCCCTCGGTGGGCTGGTCGGCCAGCCGGGCGAACTCGTCGAGGTCGGCGGGGATGGTCATTCCGCGACCTCGAGGTCGGCGAGGTCGGGGTCGAGGCCGGCCCCCTCGAGGGCGGCCCGGCGCTTGGCCTGGGGGTCGAGCCGGACGGACAGGTAGGGCGCTCGGCGGCGGGCGCTCACGCCGGGGACTAGCTCGCCGGTGGAGTCGGCGAGGAGGGCCCGGGTGACGACGCCGGCGTCGTCGGTCTCGACGTCGAGGTGGCCCCCGGCGGCGATGCCGTCGAGGAGACGGGCCTCGGGGACGTAGTCGATGCGGACGCCGGGGAGGTTGGCGAGCTCGTCGACGAGGGCCCGGAGGCGGTCGCCGGCGTCGGCGGTGAGGCGGGAGACAAGGGCCTCGAGGCGGAGGTAGGTGCTGCCGGGGTGATTCTCGGCGCACCACTCGCCGTATGCGTCGTCGTCGATCAGGATGGGGACGAAGTCGGCCTCGGCCCCGCACCACGAGACGGAGCCGAGGCCCCGGGCCTTCCAGCTGGGGACCATCCCCTCGGCCCGGTGCACCTCCCGGGCCCGCTCCTCGAGCTCGGCCCGGAGGGTCTGGCGGCGGGCCTCGAGGCGGGCCCGGTCGACGTCGGCGGCGAGGAGCTCGGCCACAAGCTCGGCGATGGGCCGGCGGGGGGCGTCGGCGGCGCTCACCGGCCGACCTGCAGGGCGGCGGCGGGGACGGCGGGGGCGGCGTGGGCGTGGGCCCGGGCGACGAGGCGGGCCTCGTCGTCGGCCAGGCGGGGGAGGGCCGCCCCGACGCCGGGGGCGGGGGGGTCGTTCATCGGACGGCCAGCCATGCGGCGAAGCACAGGGCGGCCAGCACCACGGCCACGAGGGCGACCACGGGCCACTCGAGCACGTCGGCGCAGGCCTCTAGGCGGGGGTCGGGGGCGGTGTTGGGCATGGGTGGGGCTCCTCCTGGGTTGACCCGGCGCCGGTCGCCGGGGATTCGGTGCCTAGCCTAGCGGATGGGTGGGACAGGGTGGCGTCGAACAGGTTGGGACGGCCGGCGGGGGCGCGGGCGAGCGCGGCCAGCCGGTCGACCCGGGCGACGAGGTCGTCACCGGCGGCCATTGTGGTCGCGGTGATGGGCGGGGAAGGTGAAGGCGGAGACGGGCAGGGCGAGACCGGGCCGGTCGTGGTCGGGCTCGGGGCCCAGGCCGGCGGCGATGGTCGCCACCACGCCGGCGGCGAGGACGGGGTCGATGTCGGCCAGCTGGCGAACGAGGAGAGCGGTGAGGGTGCCGACGTCGCCGAGGTCGAGGATGACGCGGACGGTGGTGGGCTCGACGGCGTCGAGGACGGCCTCGGCGCGGTCGGCCGGGAGGGGACGGCCGACGATGGTGAGCTCGAGGGCGACGCCCTCGGCCCCCAGGAGCAGGCCGGCGACGGCGAGCTCGGTGGGGACGAGGGCGCCGGTGACGTCGACGGTCTCGCCGGCGGAGGAGGGTTCGGAGGTGGTGGGGTCGCTCACGATCACCAGACTAGCCGGGTTGACCCCAACTTGTCAGTCCAACGGCCGAACCCCGCTAGTGACCAACTCCCATCCTGACAGGAGGGTGAGACACTCTCACGGGGCCCACTCGTAGCGGCGGTGGTCGGTGGCGGCGAGGTGGCGGGCGATGGCCCCCTCGGTGGGCGGGTCGAGCACGGCCCCGGTGCTCGTCGGTGCCATGCCGCGCCGGGATCTCGCGCATCCGGTTGATCCGCTCATCCCAGTTCTTGGCGCCCACGATCCGGCCGATGGTGTCCTCGACGGTTGCCATGGCCGGCGTCAGGTGGCGAGCTGGAGCAGTCCCGGAGGATCGTCCGCCTGGTCGTTGGCGATGCGGCGAATCGCCTCTTCCACGTGGTCAGCGTGTATGTCCAGGCCGCCGGCCCGGCGGCCGAGCCGGCGAGCCACGACGCTCGTAGTTCCCGAGCCGGCAAAGGGGTCGATTACCACGCCTCCGACCGGCGAGCACGTCCGGATGAAGAACTCGGCCAGCCCTTCAGGCATGGCCGCGGTGTGGGCGACGCCGCGGTGCTGGTTGTACGTCTGAGGCACCGTGACCACGTTGCCCGGGTCCGCTCCGCCGTTCAGGTAGGTCTTGGTGCGGTCCCGCCCGAAGCCGGCCTCGGTGTTGCGCCGACCGTTGGTGTCGAGCTTCCGGCGCTCAATCTCGTCGGCCGTGGTGCGGTACGGGACCCGCACCGCGTTCAGGTCAAAGTGAGGTTTGACTCCCTTGGCGAAGGCGTAGACGTACTCGAAGCTGTCCTTCGTCCGAGGCCCGAACCGGCCGGGAACCGCGTTGGGCTTGGCCCAGATGTAGGTCTCGATCCACCGCCAGCCCTGGTGTTGCAGTGCCATGACGAGCTGGTACACGTAGGGGTGCCGCTGCCCGGTCAGCGGCCCGCTTTTCGCCACGCGGTTCTTGATGTTGAGGACGAACCAACCGGTCGGCTTTGTGGCCGCCAGCATGGCTTTCGAGTGCGGGAGGAACCACTCCACGTAGCGGTCGGGGTGGATCCGGCTGTAGGAGCGAGCATCGGCGTAGGGCGGGCTGGTGAACCAGAGGTCGACGCTCTGTGCGGGGATGGCCGGCAGCCAATCCTCCGCGTCGCCCCAGGTGACCCCCTCTCGGAGGAGCGTGTCGAGCGCCTCCGTCCCGGCTCCTGGTGGCAGCGGGGTGGTGGACGGAACCGGACGCACAGCCATGGCGCCATCGTAACTACGCGCTCGGCACCATCCCGGGGATACCTTCCCGATAGCGCGGCGAGGTCGGCGCTGGCCTACCGGCCCGGGTCGAGCACGGCCCCGCACGTGGTGCAGGCGAGGGGGAGCCGGCCCTCGGTGACGGCCCGCCGGTCTCGCCGGCGGGTGGGGGAAGCGGCGACGTCGGCGGCGCCGGCCCGGATGCGCCGGCGCACGTCGGGCGGGAGGTCGTCGAATCTCACAGCTCGACCCCGGGGAGGTGCGCCGGCGGCCCGGTCGGCGGTGGCGGCTCCTCGACGGCCCGCGATTCATGGACCATCGAACGGGCGGCCACGCGGGCCCCGGCGGCGGCGAGGAGGGTGCGGGCCCGGGCTATCTCGTAGCGGCGCACCTCGACGGGGGCGGGGGGGGCCTCGAGCTCGAGGGGGCGCTCGGCCTCGACCCGGCGGTCGCGGGCGGTGGCGGCGGCCTCGACGAACTCGGCCACGCTGGGAAAGCGGGCTCGGCGGCGGAGGGCGCGGAGGGCCTCGAGGGCGTCGGCCTGGGTGAAGCGGGAGAACTCCTCGAACCAAACGGCGAGGGCCTGGCGGGCGACTTGTTGGCCAAACGAGGCCTGCAGGTAGTCGGCCACGAGGGGGAGCTCCTCGCGGGTCATAGTCTCAGGGTGGTGGTCGGGGCGGGGGACGGTGTCGCTCATTGGCGGCCTCCTGGGTCGAGGATTCGGTCGTATATCGCGTGTTGTTCGTCAAGGGCGAGCTCGAGGTTTGTCTTTCGCCGGACGTCACGGGGCGGGAGGGGGTCATCTTCCCAACGGCCCTCCTTAAGCCATTTTTGGGGGTAGGGGGTGAACGTCGGGTCACGGTTGGGGTCGTGGCGGTAGCGGCGGGCTCCGGCGATGACGGTGGCGGGGTCGATCTTGGCCTTGAGGACGAATCGGTCCCAAGCCACTCGGGCGGCGGCCTTGGCCGCGTGGCGGGGGTAGACCTGCCAGAAGATGACGAACGGCGAGGGCGCGACGACGGGCGTCCCGACGGAAACGTCGGAACGTTGTTCTTTACCGTTGTTCTTTACCGTTGAGGAAAGAGGTACAGATGTGCCAAATGGGGAGGTTTCGGCGTCGAAATGGGGAGGTTTCGGCGTCGAAATGGGGAGGTTTCCGGGCTCCAAACCTCCCCGTGGTGGGGAGGTTTGCTCGGTCGAACCTCCCCGTGGTGGGGAGGTTTCCGGGCGGTCCATGACGACCCGGTAGGTGGTGGCGAGACCTCGACCATTCCCCTGCTCGGTGACCTCGAGCCATCCCTCGGCGACGAGGGACCGGAGCACTCGGGAGACGTGAGACTTACCGTAGAGCGACCCCTCGACCATGGCCGAGACCCCGGGCCGGGCATGATCGCCGTCGCGGTTGGCGGCGTCGGCGATGGTAATGAGCACGGCGCGCATAGCCCGATCCCGCGGGCCATGGCGAAGAACCCATCCTGTCGCTTGTCCACTCACGCCGGCGTCACGACGGGCGGGGGGTTGTTGTGGTCTATGCTCACGGGGTCGGCCTCCTCTTGGGCGGTTGGCAAGTCGAGCACCTCCTGGGTGTCATGGGCCCCCTCCGTTTGCCGGAAAGCAATCGCGGAGGGGGCCCTCTCGCGTCTCGGTTCGGCCCGCACCCTAGCGCGGGGATGCGGACCCGGGCCCCGGCCCTGGCCCTACGGGTAGACCCGGAACGCGACCTGCACGAGGACCACGAACAGGCCCCAGCCGGCGGCGGCGGCGGCCAGGCCGAGGGCGAGGGCGCCGGCCAGAGCCAGGATCAGGGCCCGGAGCACGACCCGGAGACTCACCGGCCAGAGTGAAGCGCGAGGGCGAGGGTGCCGAGGGCGGTGGCGCGCTCGACGAGGGCGCCGCGCCAGGCCTGGCGGTCCTCCTCGCCGGCGCCGAACGGGACGGGGTAGGCCTCGAGGGCCGAGCGGAGGGCGCCGCGGGCCCGGGTGTGGGACGCGTCCATGCGGTCGACCCGGCCGTCGGGCCGGAGGGCGGCCTGCACCTCGTCGGCCACGCCGAGGAGGGTGCGGGCGAGGCTGGCGACCTGGCCCATGGAGAGGGGGTCGCCGGCGCCGGCGGTGACGGCGTGGGCGACGAGGAGCTCGTGGGCGAGCTCAACGGTTGCGAGGACGGCGCCGTAGGCGTAGCTGCCGAGGTTGGGCGACCCGTCACTGTTGAGCTCCTCCCACGGCCGGCCCTCGGCCAGCCTGGGGCCCCTCGAGGGGGCCTCGTTCGGCGGCGTGGGGCCGGGGTCGCCGCCGCCGGGGCCGTCGACGTCGAACTCGGGCTCGGCGGGGGGCTCGGCGGCGACCGGCGGGCCGAGCTCGGCGGCGAGGTGGTGGTGGCCGTTCGTCGGGGCGCTCGGAGTGGTACCGGGCGCGCTCGGGGTGGCGGAGGCGGCCTCGAGCAGGGTGAGGCGGCGGAAGCGGGCGAATTGATCCACCTCGGCCATAGGGACGGCGGGGTCGGCCTCGGCCGAGCGGTGAATCTCGACCCGGTAGCGGATGCGGCGGCCGTCGGCGGCGGCCTCCCGGGCGAAGTCGGCGACCTCGGGGTGGTCGGTGACGTTGAGCCATCCGCGCACGGGGCGCTGCAGCCGGTCGCCGGCGATGGCGACGTGGGCGTTTACCTTCCCCTCGGTGGGCCACTCGATCCCGTCGAGGTGGCCGAGGCCCTCCTCGACGAGGTACTCGACGCCATCGGCGACGGCGGTGCGCTTTCCCATTGGTCCTCCTGCTCCTCCCGGCGCCGGTCGCCGGGTTCGACTCCCAGCCTAGCAGGAGGGTGAGTGGGACCGTGGGATGGACGGGGGAACTATGCGGGGACGGCCCTCTCTCTCGACGGGCCGTGGGCCGCCGCCAGAAATGGCGACGGCCTCGGGTTGCACCCCGAGGCCGTCCGACTCACCAGGAGTCTCAGTGCACACACATGTTAGCAGGGAGGAGCGGGGAGCGGGCCCCCGGCGGCCCCGGGCCCCCTCGACGACAGGAGAGAAGGCGAGGGGACCTGGGGGCCGGGGATGCTTCCCCGCTCGGAGGTTAGCGGCCGGTGGTGGCGGTGGTGGGGCCACCGGCCCGGAGGACGGCCTGGGCGACCGTACCCTCGGCGCCGAGGTTCTTGGCGGCCGACAGGAGCGCGGCGCCGGCGGCGATGTAGGCGGCGTGGCCGGCGCCGGCCCAGAAATCGCCGGTGAGCTCGACGGCGGAGGGGACGGCGGCGGTGGCGGCGGCCAGGGCCGTCCAGAACAGGCGCTCGGCGACGTTGCGGATGGGGTTGAGCACGACCCGGCCGGTCCGGGCCCGCTGGGCGACGGCGGCCCGGATGGCGGAGAAGGCGGCGCCGATGCCGGCGGCGAGGGCGGCCAGCACCACGGCCTGTCGTTCATCACCTCCGGCGACGGCGAGGTTCACGGGGACGGAGATGATGAACGCTTGCCAGGCGGTGGACAGGGCCCGCTCGGCGACGTCGAGGGGGCGGAACGGGTCGGCGGTGAGTGACAGGCCGGGGTCGGGCGAGCTCATGGGGCTCCTCCTGGGGGCGGGGTACACAACAGGTTACCGATCAGACACGGGGCGGTCGTCGAGGTCGCCGGCGGTGGGGGCGGGGTCGCCGGCGGTGGGGGGGGCGGTGGGATGGTGGTGGCGGGAGGGCCGGGAGGGCCGTCGGCGCCAGGAGACCCAGAGGGCCCCGCCGGGCCCCGGACGGAGGCCCCGGGCGGCCCCGGCGATCCTGGGGGCCCCTGGGCACCTCCTGGGCCAGTCTGGCCGGTGGCGCCGGTGGCGCCGGTGGCGCCGGTGAGGCCGGCCACGCCGGCGGCCCCAGTCTGGCCAATGGCCCCGGGCCCGGGCGGCGGGGGTGCCATGCCGAGCTCGCGGCGGGGGCGGTCGGGCATCATGGCCTTAGGGGGGAGGGTGGGGTTGTCACAGTCGGTGAGGACGAGGTCGGCGAGGGAGGCGTCGTAATAGGCCCGGGTGCCGGCGTCGTATCTCTCGGCGGGCACGGCGCGCTCCTGGGCGACCACTCGCCGGGCGTCGGAGGCCCGGAGGCCATTGACCCGCTCGCATTGGGCCAGCGCGGCGCGCTGCTGGGCGGTGATGGCGAGGAGGATTCCCACGTCGGCGAGGAGGATGAACGCGGCCAGCACTCCGACCACTACCCAGCCGGGCGGGGGCCGGCGGGGGGCGGCGGGGGGCGGTTGGGACGCCAGGGCGGCGACGGCGGCCTCGAGCTCGGCGTCGGTGGGAACGGGCGCGGTGGCCCCGGTGAAGTCGTCGGTGTCGGTGCGCACGCGATCCATAGCCTCGCGCATGGTCTCGGCCATCAGTTTCCCCTCTCCTCGTCGACCTCGGCGGCCTCGGCGGCCACCTTGCGGGCCAGGGTGCGGGCCACGGTCAGGGCCTCGGCCCGGGCCTTGACGTCGGCGGGCGTGCCGGTGGCGGGCTGGGCCAGCACCTCGGCGGCGGCGACGGCCAGGCGGACGGCGGCCTCGTCGGCCAGCTTGCGGGCGACCTCGAGGGCCTGGGACTCGAGGGTACGGATGAGAGCCCGGAGGGTGACGACCTCGGCGTTGAGGGTGACGACCTCGGCCCGGGTGGCCTCGAGGTCGGCCTTGTAGCGGTCGAGGAGGGCGTTGGATTGGGCCCAGAGGGTCTCGGCCTCGGTGGTGTCGATGGTGCCGGAGGCCTTGAGCCGGGCCACGGCGTAGCCAAGGACGGCGGTCACGATGACCCCCACCAGGGAGCCAACGGCGATCAGAAGGGGCCCGCTCATGGGCCCCAGCCTAGGGGCCGCCATGGCCGGCGCCGGCCATGGCGGCCCCCTCGTGAGGGGCTGGGGCCCCTAGGTCACCGGGCAATCCCAGGCGCAGCGCCAGGTCTCGGGCCCGACGATGCCGTCGACCTCGAGGCCCTTGTCTGCTTGGAACGAGCGGGCCGCCCCGGAGCTCTGCGGCCCGTAGTCGCCGTCCACGGTGATGTTCCACCCTCGGACCTTCATCCGGTTCTGCCAGCGGGCCACGTCCTCGCCCCGAGTCCCCGGCGGGAGGCGGAAGTACCGGCCGGGCCAAGCGGGGATGGTGTCGCCAGGGGGAGGAGTAGTCGGAACGGGGGCCGATGCGTTCCCTTTGTGCTCGAAGCTCACGTGGGCGTGGTCCTCGTGGTTCTGGGTGATGCCGCCCCGGTCGGACATATTGCGCCAATTCTGGTTGATCTCGGGATTCCAGATGCGCTTCCGGCTGATGATGTAGTCGCCCCCGTAGTGCTTCCAGTTCTTGACGTAGAAGTCGCAGATGGCGTCGGAGGCGGCGTGGTCCCCGACGCCATGGAAGATGTCGATGGCCCGATTCTGAGCGATCGAATGGGCGGGATAGGTACCGAAGCTCGACACGCCGGTGGCGTTTTGGAGGTCGTTGGCGAACGCCTGGACGTGAGGGAGAACGAGGCCGCCTCGTACGGTCGCCATCAGGGATGCCTCCTCATGGCGGCCGGTTGGCCGGCGGTGTCGGTGACGATGATCGAGGTGGCGGCGTCGTCCTCGACGCAGATGGCGTCGGAGGCGGCGTGGTCCCCGACGCCATGGAAGATGAGGTAGGCGGCGCCGGAGGCCTCGGCCTCCTCCTCCTCGAAGAAGGCGTCGATGGCCCGATTCTGAGCGATCGAATGGGCGGGATAGGTACCGAAGCTCGACACGCCGGTGGCGTTTTGGAGGTCGTTGGCGAACGCCTGGACGTGAGGGAGAACGGCGGTGCGCTCGAGGGCGTCGGCGGGCTCGCCGTGGACGGTGGACGGGGAAACGTCGGCCATGGGGTGGGGGCTCCTCCTGGTGGGCGGGGATTCGGCCCCCAGCCTAGGACCTCGGCGAGCCCGGCGGGGGGAGGGCGGCCTTAGGCCACGAAGAATGAGAATGTGACGTGCACGGCGGAGGCGAAGCCGGCCACGAACACGACGGCCCCGGAGGCCTGCACCTTGATGGCGCCGGCGGCGTGGGCGGTGGCGTCGGCGTTGTAGGTGGCGACGCTCATGGTGAGGTCGGCGGTCGGCCGGAGGCCGGCGGGGAGGGTGAATATGGTCGTGGGGCCGGTCTCGGACCCGCCACCGACGACCCCCTGCAGCCATACCTGCGCCCCGCTCCGGCGGTAGCGGAGGACGGGGTTGCCGTGGGCCCAGGAGTTGACGAGGGCCGGGGTCGTCCAGGCGTCGAGGAGGCCTCCTCGGGGCCAGCGCAGCTCATTCGTGTCGGAGCGGATCCACAACTGCCCGTCGACGGGGTCGAGGGGGTCGCCGACGGTGACGGGGACGATGATTCTCGAGCGGGCCAGGCTCTCGACCTGTCGGCGGAGCTCGGCGGCGACCTCGTGGGCGTCGGGCGGGGGGCGGGGGGGTGCGGGCATCCCTACAGTGTCGCCGACGGCCACGGGAGACAGGTGAGCTCCACGGTCTCGACCCCGGCCCGGTCGACGGTGACCTTGCGGGAGACGAGGCGCAGCACGCCGGCCCAGGGCTCGGGGAATCGGCGGGGGTCGTCAAGGTAGGCCATGAAGCGGTCGCCGGTGACGTAATCGCCGACGGCCGGGAACAAGCTGGGGGAAACCTTGAGCACGGGTAGGACGGTGGGGGCGTCGCGGCGGAGGCGGTCGGTGTCGGTGAGGCGCTGCAGGTGGGCGGCGTCGCGGACCTGGGAGGCGGTGAGGACGTCCTCGAGGAGGGGGTACCCCTCGACGGAGATTCGCTCAACGGCCCAGCTGTAGGCGGATAGGTCGAGGTTGGTGGCCGCGGCCTGGCCGAGGCCCCAGACGAGATTCGCGGTGACGCCGGCGTCCTCGGGCCAGTCGAACTCGAGCACGTTGCCGGGGTATTCCCAGACGAGGCCCGACGAGGCGGCGGGTCGGCCCCGGTAGGGCCAGGCGCCGGCGAGGATGACGTCGGGCTCGCCGGCGGGGTCGGGGCGGGCGACCTCGTTGGCCCACTCGAACCCGGGGGCCTCCTCGGCGAGGGCGTCGACGTTCTGGGCGATGGGGTTGAGCTCGCCGGCGAGGAACGTGCGCGTGCGGAGGTTGCCGGGCCCGCCGGCCACGGTGGCCCGGAGGCCGATGCTCGAGCCGTAGCCACTCATGGCGTCGTTCACGAGGTCGGCGAATATCGTCTGGTCGCTCACGGTGACATAGGACCGATTGGCCGGGGTCCACCGGCGCCGGCGTAGGTAGCTCGAGGGCTCCGACCCGGCGATAGTGAAGGCGCCGGCCCGACTGTTGTAGCGGCGGGTCCAGACGATTCCGGCGTAGACCAGCACGCCATCGCGCTCGACATAGAGGAACCGGCGGGCGGGGGCGGTGGCGCCGAGGACGTCGAGGCCGGCGGCGTCGCCGGAGGAGAGGCGGGGCAGGGTGGCGGAGAACGGACCGTCGCCGAGGAGGAGACCGGGCTCATAGCTCACGCCGGCGAGGGGCACCTCGCCGACGAGGAGGTTCGTTTTCAGGTCGTGAAAGAGAAATCTGTACTCGGCCACCGGGGCCCCCTAGATGAGTGAGGCGGTGAGCTCGACCCGGGTGTCGGCGCTGGCGACGACGGCGTGGGCCTGGGCGGCGCTCGAGGTGGTCGCCAGCTTGACGGTCACCAGCGTCCCGGCGGCGTAGTTGGCATTGGTGAGCGTGCGCCGGAGCCAGCCGATGGCCGGGGAGGTGCTGCCGGCGAAGGTGTGCCAGGTGAAAGAGGTCGCCAGGCCGGCGCCGGCGCCATCGCGGAGGATGGCGTAGAGGGTCGAGCCGGCGGCGGCGGCGGCGGCAAACAGGAAGTAGGCCAGGTTGCACTCGAGGAGCACACGCTGGCCGGCGGCGAGGGCGGGCATGACGAACGAGAGAGAGAGGCCGGCGTCGTGGTCGCCGACGGCGGAGACGCCATTCGCGGTGAGCTCGTTGTGGGCCAGGAGGCTCCCGGAACGGACCTGGGGCCGGCGGTCGAGGAGGTTGGCGGCGGTGAACGAGACGGCGCCGGCGGCGACGGTCAGGCGGGCGAGCTCGAGGGCGTTGGCCGGGAGGGCGGGCTCGGCGGGGGCGGCGGCGGGGACGCCGGCGACGACGGCGAGGGTCCAGTCGTTGAGGGCGCCGGAGAACTCGGCGTCGCGGACCTGGGCGATGATGCGGTCATAGCGGGGATTGGTGGCGTCGGCGGCGGCGATGGCTAGCTGCACGGTCGCATCGTTCAGGCAGGCGTAGGCCCCCTGGCGGAGGGCGTTCTCGGTCCCGATGATGATGCACTCGCCGGCGGCGACGTCGACGGCCCGGACGCCGGCGGGGGCGGTGACGGCGAGGTCGGTGGGCTTGACGATGCCGGAGTACCGGAGGGCGGCCTCGAGCGGGCGGCGGAAAGCCTGGGCGGGGTGAGACCCGGTCTGCAGGAAGAAACACGGTTGAACGGCGGCCATGGGAGGGGCTCCTATCTACAAGTAGGCGTCGCGCCACTCGACGGTCATGGTGGCGGCGGGGTCGGTCGAGGCGGCGGAGAATCGGACGGTGTTGGGCCCGGGGGCGAGGGCCCACCAGCCGGCCCGGCCGGAGACGAACTGGCGGCGGGAGACGCCGGCGAGGGTGATAGAGCGCCGGTCGAGGTCGAGCTCGAGGACGTCGCCGGCGAGGAGGGTGAGGCCGGCGAAACGGATGGTCGAGCCGGTCTCGTCGTGGGTGATAACGGGGTCGGTGACGGGCCCGGCGATGCGGATGATGGCCGGGGCGCCGGTGTCGCCGGCGTTGGTGGCGACGACCTGGGAGGCGGTGCCACCTCCGGCGGAGACGTTGGCGACGACGTCGGCGACCACGCCGGTCGAGATGGCCGAGAGGTTCGCCACCGCGACGCGGAGGGTCTGGCCGTAGCGGCGGGGGTCGGGCGAGGCGAGCGGGAGGGTGAAAGTGGCGAGGCGGGGGTCGAGGATGACGAACCGGGGGCGGTCGGCCCGGTAGACCTCGGCCCGCCATGGCTGGGGGTCGTCGACCTCGAGGGCGCCCAGGCCCCGCACGAGGTCTACGGCGGCCATGAGCCGGCCCCGGGCGGCCTTGAGGCCGGCGTGGTCGGGGGCGGCGACCTGGCCCTCGAGCAGGAGCAGGCGGCGGCCGTAGTAGCCGGCGGAGAAGTAGACCCCATCGGCGCCGACCCGCTCCTCGGTGGCGACGACCTGCTCGGGGGAATCGGCGCCGTCGACGATGCTGGCGTACCAGCGGACGCCGGCGTCGTCGGGGGCGCCGGTGTTGAACGTCAGGCCGCCGAGGCGGTAGACGGCGGCGGAGTTGTCGAGTGCCACCTACCTATCCCCTTCCTTGATTGGCCCATGCCTGCTCGAGGGCGACCCGGCGGGCGAGGTCGGCCTCGTCCATGCCGGCCGCCGGGTGTACGTCAATCTTGACGGCCGGCGGCGGTGCCGGCGTCGAGCCGGTGTCGCGAGCGTAGGCGGCGGCGGCCGAGGAGCGGCCCAGGCCTCCCACCGGGGCGAGGTCGCCGGCCACGCCGGCGACCTCGGCCATGACGCCGGCGACCCGGCCTCGCATATCCCGGATGCCGAGCACGAATCCGGCGATGGTGTCGCGGCCGTGGCGTCGAAAGAGCTTCGACGGGGAGGCGAGGCCGAGCTTGCCGGCGAACTCGCGCAGCGGGCCCGGGAGCAGGCCGAGGAGGGCATCCTTGACCACGCCGGCCATTTTGCCGATCCCGTTCACAAACCCGCGGATGAGGTCCTGGCCGGCGTTGAGGAGCCATTCGCCGATGTTGCCGAGGGCCCCGAATATCCTCGCGTTGAGGCCGCCGAAGAAGTCGAGCACGGCGCCCAGGCCGGCGGCGAGCCCGCGCACCATGCCGCCGAGGACATCCCGACCGGCGTTGAATAGCCACTCATGGGCCCCGACGACGGCGCCGATTACCTTCCCCGGGAGGGAGGTGACGAACTCGACGACGGCGCCGATGGCGCCCCCTACCACCTCCTTGATCCTGTCCCAGTTGCGGACGAACAGGAGCACGAGCTCCGACAGGCCGCCGGTGAGGATGAATAGGACGACCCGGGCGATAGTGCCGGCGTGGTCACTCAGCCACCCGACGGCGGCCGAGAATACCCCGGAGACGGCCTCCCAGATGCCGACGAAAAAGTCCTTGATCGTCTCCCAATTACGGATGATGAGGTACACCGCGGCGGCGACGGCGGCGATGATGAGCAGCACGATCCCGACGGGCCCGGTGAACACGGCGAGCATGGCGGCGCCCATCCCGCCGAACACGGTCGACACCAGGGAGACCACGCCGGCGACGATGCCGAGGAGGGCGCCTATGGCGATGAGGGCGGCGATGGCCGTCTGCATGCCGGGCGGTAGGGAGGTGAACGCGCCCATGAGCTTCGAAACCGCGTTGGCGGCCATGACGACGAGGGGGACGAAGGCGGCGCCCAGCTTGTCCTTGGCGTCGTCGAAGGCGGCCGAACTCGAGCGGGTGGCGTTGACCCCTTCGTCCTGGGTGTTGGCGAAGTCGCCGAGGACGTCGCCGGCCTGGGCGGTAATGAGGCTCTGCACGGCCCGGGCCTTGGCGTTCTTGTCGACCTCGGCGGTGTCGCCGGCGAGGGCCTCCTTGAGCTTGTCCTGGGCCCCGGCGAGGTTCAGCTGGGCGTCGCGGGCCTCGAGGCTCCCGGCGCCGTGCTCACGCTGGGCGGCGCCGGCGGCCTTGGCGGCCTTCTCGACGTCGAGTTGGGCGCCGGCCACGGCCCTCGAGTCGACGGTGAGGGAGACGAGGCCGAGGCGGGCGGCCTCGGCCTTGATGCTGGCGTCGTCGAGGGAGATTCCATAGCGGCGAATCGGCTCGGTCTCACCGCGGAAAGCGGCCCCGACGGCGCCGACGGCCTCGGGAATCTCCCCTCCGTAGACGGAGGCGAAGTCGGCGCCCATGACGACCGCGTCGAGGGCGAACCGGGCCTGCTCCTCGCCGGCGAAACCCAGGGAGCGGCCGAGGCCTCCGATGGGGGCGGCCAGCTGGCGGAAACTGCGCTCGCTCAGGCCGACGGCGGTCACGCTGTTCGCGGCGAACTTGTCGACGGCCGCGACGGAGTCGCCGAAAACGACGTTGGTGGCGTTCACGCTGTCGGCGAGCTCGGCGGCGCCGGTGGTGGCCCCTCCCAGCCATGCCAGCACGGGTAGGCCGACCAGGCCGGCGGCGCCGGCCTTGAGGCCTCCCACCTTGGCCGCGAGGCCGCCGACGGCCCCCTCGGATATGCCGGAGGCGGCGCCGACCCCCTGCACCTCGGCGGAGAGGTCGCCGAGGGCGGAGGTAGCGGCGCCGGCGTCGGGGGCGGCGATGCGGATGGCGACCTGTTCGTCGGGGATGCCGGCGAGGGCGGTGCGAACGGAGCCGACGGCGTCGAGGGCGTCGCCGGCGTCGGCCCGGATGAGGGCGTCCTCGTCGCCGATGCCGGCGAGGGCGGTACGGACCCCTCCGACCTCGCCGAGGGCGTCGGATGCGTCGGCGGTGAGGGCGACCTGTTCGTCGCCGACGCCGGCGAGGGCGGTGCGGACGCCGGCGACCTCGGCGAGGGCCCCGCCGGCGTCGATGTCGAGCTCGGGGCGGACCCCTTGGACATAGCGCCCTAGACCGGAGACCTCGTCGCGGGCGGCCTTGACGCCGGAGGGGTTGAACGCGGCGGCGATGCGGAGGAGGAGGTCGTCGGCGGGCATGCCGTTACCCCTTCCCTATCGGCCAGCGCGCAGGGCTCTATCCGCGAGGGCGTTACCGTCGAGGGGCCCGGCGGCGGGCGAGGAGGCGCCGCGGCTCCGGCCGGTGTGGATGGCGGCCAGGCCGTCGAGTTGGGCGGGGGTCATGCGCCAGAACTCGGGGTCGGTGCGCCCGAAAACGACTGTTCCGGCGTAGTAGACCCCCCACCAGTCGACCGCGGCGCCGGCGTCCCGGATGCGCCGGCGGCCGCTTTTCCCCAGGGCAGGGCGACCTCGAGGGCCCCCTCGATGGCCCGGATGTAGTCGCGCAGGCGGCGGATGTCGAGGAGGCGGATGAGGCGCACATCGCCGAGCAGGACATGGGTCGTCATATCGCCATCTTCGTCGGCGGCCCGCAACACGCGGACGTTGAGCTCGGGCCGGTGGCGGAGGCCGGCGCCGATGACGTAGAGGAGCACCTCGAGCACGGGCTGGTGGAAGTCGGAGCCGAGGCCCTCGAGCACGGAGAGGCTCCCGGTGCGCTTCTCGAGCCAGGCGAGGGCCTCCATATCGAACATGAGCTCGACCCGGCGGCCGTCGGTGAGCTCGAGCGTGGGCGGCTCGGGCCGGAGGCGGTCGATGGGGGAGACGGCGTCGGCGGCCCACTCGCCGGGGGCCGGCGGGAGGAACACGGCCGAGGGCGCCGCGGCGCCGTTGGGGGCGGTGGTGGTGTCGGTCACTAGGCGATGGCGATGCGGGTCTCTTGGAAGGTCTCGGCGACGTGCTTACCGTCGCTCAGGCGCTTGAAGCACCGGGCGGTGAACGAGGCGATGCGGTAGTCCTCCTGGGCGAAACCCAGGTTCGGGAACGAGGCGAGGACGCACTTGTAGGCGGTGAGGAGCACGGCCCCACCGATGAAGTCGGACCCGTTGGCCGGGGTGATTCCCCGGAACCGGAAGGCGCCGAAACTGGGGTCGGTGAGGAGCCATTCGGCGGTCTGGTTCGGGGCCACGCCGGCGTCGGTGACGGCCCCGCCGAGGATGGCGCCGAGGACGTCGAGGTGGACCTTAGCGTGGGTGACGGACAGGGTGACCGATGACAGGGTCGTGGTCACGTCGAGCTCGACGTTGTCGCCGCGCAGGGAGGCGACGTTCACGTCACCCTCGAGGCCGGCCTCTTGGATACCGGGCACATCGTAGAGGGTGCCATGGGTGGTCGACCCGCCGGCGGGGTCGGCGGTGATCTTGTCGAGCTTGGCGTCCTCGACGCTGTAGACCTTGGAGAAGTGCGAGAGGGGCACGGGTCAGGCTCCCGGGGTCGTGGGCCGGGGCCCGGTGGGGGGGACGGCCGGTGGCGTGGTGGGCAGGCCGGGGACGGTCACGCCGGCGGCGGCGGAGGCGGTGGGGCCGGTGGGCGGTGCGGGGGTGGGCGGTGCGGGGGTGGCGCTCGACGTCGGGCCGGCGGAGGCGGTGGGCGGTGCGGGCGGTGGGGTCGAGCTCGGCGAGGGCCCGGTGGGGCCGGGGGGCGGTGCGGGGGTGGGCGGTGCGCTCGAGGTCGGCGTGGGCCCGGCGGCCTTGGCCGCGGCCGCGAGTACCTCGGGCCGGCCTCCGTCGGGGCGGGCGGCCTCGGCGGCGAGCACGGCGCCGGCGGCCTTGGGCCGGCCCCGGACGTGGGCGAGCAGGGCCTCGGGGGTCATGGCCCGCCAGGCGGCGGCCCCACCCGGGGCCCCGGGCGTGGGCGGCTCGGTGACGTCGGCGAGCTCGGCGTCGGCCAGGACGAGGCCCAGGAGGGCGGCGTCGTCGGTGCGCTCGACGGTGATCGTCCCACCACTCACCGCGAACCGGCGGGGGGGGTCACCTCCTACGGAGACCCGGACCTCGCCGTCGGGCTGGGAAACCTTGACTCGTGCCATAGCGGCCACTCTAGGCGGGCTGGGGCCCAGCTACGCGGACAGCACCTCGTCGAGGTCGAGCTCGGCCTCGAGGTAGGCGGCGGCGACGCTCGAGGCGGAGCTCAGGGTGTCGACCTCGGAATGGCTCTCGCGGTAGGTGCGGGGGTCGAGGCGGAGGGCCAGCGGGGCCCCGCCGAGGGCCACGGCCGGCGAGCGGGCGAGGCCGAGCACGACCTCCCGGGCGGCCAGGAGGTAACGGTCCCGGGCCCGGCCGGCGCCCTCGGCCCCCTCGGCCCGGGCGAACACATACAGGCGCACCCGGTAGCGGACCCGGTAGGCCCGGCCCCCGGCGCCGGCCCCCTCGTCGACGACCCCGGAGGTGTCGAGGAGGGTGGCGAGCACGGCCGGGAACGACTCGACGGGGAGGAGGTTGACGTCGCGGGGGCGGTGCCAGCTGGCGACGTCGGGGAGGGTGGCGAGGTCGACGCCGAGCTCGGCCCGGATGGCGGCCAGGCGGGCGGGGAGGCGGGCCTGGGCGGTGGCGAGGAGGGCGTCGACGAGGGCCTCGGGGCCCCTCACCGGCCGCCACCTTTCACGAGGGCCTCGTGCACGAGTTTCGTCGCGCTCCGGCGGATGGTCTCGGGGAGGTCGACGGGGCGCCGGCGGGGCACTCCGTCGCCGCGTTGGTGGTAGACGCCATGGGCCACGGCCGAACCGAGGGTGAGGCGCTTAGGGGTGGCGATGCGGACCTGGGGGCCCGACGTGAGGGAACGGTAGAGCTCGTCGGTGCGGCGCAGGATCGTCTTGCCGGGGTAGGCCCGGCGTTTCCACGCCGCGTACGCGGGCGAGAGGGGGGCCCAGCCGCCGGAGCCGAAGGCGCCCTCGGATGCGAACTGGCGGCGCTGGGACTCGAGGAACAGGCGCGTGATTCGATCCCACGCCGGCGAGAGGTCGACCCCCTGGCCCCCGAACCGCTCGAGCGTGCGGGAGACCTGGGCCTCGCCGAAGAAGGCGAACGAGAGAGTGACGCCGGAGTCGCTCACCACTTCATGCCGAGCGAAAAGAGGTTGGCCTCGGGGAACCCATGGGCCGGGCCCTGGTCGGCGCCGGGGAGCCGGCCGGCCTCGCCGGAGGCCTCGAGGGCGCCGGCCACGGCCACGGCCAGGGCCTCGGCCGCGGCCAGGAACCGGGCCCATAGGACGGCGCCGTAGCTCGTATCGGTGGCGTCGAGGTTGGCCCGCTCGGGAAAACCCGCGTCCTCGAGGAGGGCGGCCCCGCCGAGGGCCACGGCCACGCCGGCGGCCTCGGTGAGCTCGGCGACCCGGGCGCCGGCCCGGGCGTCGGTGGCGGAGAGGGAGCGGAGGCGGGTGAGGCCCTCCTCGACCCGCACGGCCAGGAGGGCGGAGGCGGCGTCGAGGTGGCGCTCGGCCTGGGCGGCGAGGGCGGAGGCGTCGGGGATGGCCCGGTGCGGCAGGAGGGCCCGGACGGCGACCAGGGTGGCGCCGTAGTTGGCGGCCCCGCCGGCGGCGGGGGGGGCCACCACGTCGAACGACTCGTCGCCGGTGACGGCGGCCCCGGCGATGGTGCCGGACCAGCGGGCGGTGTAGGTGCCGAGGGCGGCGGCGGCGGGGACGGCGTAGTCGTAGTGGTAGAGGCCCAGGCCATCGCGCACGGCGGCGGTGGGAGCGACCAGGACGGCACCGGTCGGCCCGAGTATGGAGACGGCCTGGCCGGTGGGGTCGGCCAGGTTGCCGGCGCCGTCGCGGTACTCGCCCCGCAGGGTGATTACAGGCACGAGTCCTTCTCACACGCTGCAATAGCCTCGCCTAGCTCGCGACGAGCGGTAGCAACCCGGGCCGCCATCTCGTCCAGTTCGACAGCAGCGACGGTGAAGGCGGCACCCTCGATGCACTGCAGGGCCAAGGACAGGGTCTCGGGGCTCACGTGATAGTGACCTCGGCAGCAGCTTTGATGGTGGCGGCATCTCGGGCGGTGTTGGCGGCGGCGGCGGCCTCGTGGGCGCGAACTGTCTCGGCGACGAAGCGGGCGATCTGGCGCTTGGCGAAGGCGGCCTTGTTCCCGTCTGAGACGGGGTCGTAACCATAGGCGGCGACGAAGGCGTCGAGCACCCGGGCTAGCACTGCGTCAGGAATGTTGATGGTGAATGTTGCCATCAGTTTCTCTTGTGGATTAGGTGAGTAAGAGTGAACCGATACGGACTGTACCGGCAGAATCCTTAGCCTTGAACATGGCCTTGGTAGCTCCAACCGTATCGTCAAGCCAGTAGGCAAGCTCGCTCGCAGCCAAGTCAGCATCGGCGGGAGCAGCCGTTTTCTTGATAATGTCAAACCCGTCTTTGTTGATCCGCTTGTACACAACAGCCGCCGCACTTTGCCATTGCTGGAGGTCGGCAGTTTGGGAAGGAGCACCACGGACGAGCAGGGCTATATTTGCTGGAGCTTGGTGGCTTATAAAAGCCAGGGATGACCTTACCGTGAGACTCCCGAAAGAACTCGCTACCCGATCGAAAACGTCTACAGCCGAAGTAGCACCGGTTGCACCTGGTGTGAACTCAAACCCATTGGCTCCGCCAGAAACTACAAGTTTTTGCTGTGGGGTAGTGGTGCCGATGCCCACATTCCCAGAAGCGTTTACACGGGCGAGGACAGTACCGGCACTATTTTGCCATTGCTGGAGATCGGCTGATTGACCAGCTGCTCCCTTAGCAACAATAGGAACATATGAAGGTCCGAAGTCAACGGCATTGGTCGACAGCACGGACGAGCCGCCCACCGACGATCCAATACGTGTCCCATCGAACCCCATTGAAACAAGAGGAGTGCCCACCTGATTCTGCCATTCTTGTAAAACTGATCCTGAAGCCCCAGAGTCTCGCTTAACAATAAGCGGAACACCAGAATCAGAGCGCTGAAAGAATGCTCCTCCCGTTGACCCCACCTTCGACAATACAGTACCAGCCGAGTTCTGCCATTGTTGTAGGTCTGCTGTCTGCCCCGCCATTCCCTTGGCAACGAGGGGAATGACAGCAATAGCCGACGCCAGAAGAGTCGAGGGGCCAGTGACGGTCTGGGTGCCGCTGGTCTTGACCAAACCCGTCGTAGGGTGAACGTGATCCTCTCGAGAGGCAGCAGCACCAGCTCCAGCTTCTGCGGTACCCAGAGCGATGGGAGCAGCGCTAGACAGGGCGTGTAGGGCCGTGTTGCCGGGCATCGCTTGTAGGGCCGTGTTGCCGAGGGTGCGACGACTGGCTACGTTGGCGGCGGCGTCGGAGGCCAGGGCAAGTTTCGACTCGGCGATGGCCGCCCCGGCGGCCACCTTGGCATTAGTGACGCTGCCATCGGTGGGCACACCACCGGCGGCGTCGCCGGCGGTGCGGGCGGCGGCCTCGGCGTCGAGCTCGGCCTGGGTGGCCATGCCCAGGCTGTCGAGGGTGGCGGCGGTGAGGGGGGCCCGAATCTGGGCGGTCAATGGGGCCCGCTAGGGGGTCGGGGTCGGGGTGGTGCCGGAGGTCTCGGCCCGGGCCTCCCGGACCTGCTGCAGGGCCTCCATGACGCCGACCCGGGGGCGAGGGCGGGCGGCCTCGGCGGCGGCGACGTCGTCGACCCGCTCGGGGTTCTGGTTGAGGTAGGCGACGGCCTGCTCGGCGGTCATGGTTCCCAGGGCGGCCGAGGAGGGCTCGCCGGCGAGGCCCTCGAGGCCGGTGGTGCCGACGATGCCGACGTCGGCGGCGGCGGGGAGCCGGACGCCGGTCACGCTGGGCGGCAGGGCCACCTCGACGGCGGCGGCGGCGAGGGGCCCGGCGGCGACGGGCGAGCCGGAGGGGGGCTCCTGGGCCCGGAGGGTGGCGAGCTCGGTCTCGAGCTCGGCGATGCGGCCCCGCATGGTCTGGGCCTCCTCCACCTCGGCCACGGCGGCGTCGGGGTCGACGACGGCGGGCTCGGGCCGGGCCACGGTGCCGACGGCCCCGGGGCGGGGGTCGGGGTAGTGCACGTTGACGGTGACGGCCGAGAGGCGCTCGAACTCGGCCGCGGGCATGGTGACGACCTCGCCCCGGCGGCCCGACCGGTAGGGCGCGGGCAGGTTCGGCGCCGGCGGGGCGTCGTTCCAGCCGGCGGCGTGGGCGTTGATGCGGGCCTGTCGGGTCTCGGCCATGGGGGGGGGTTAGCTCCTGTTCCTAGATGCCGGCCGACGCTCGGCGGCGGCGCTTGTCTCGTTGGCATGTGCGGCAGAACCGCTGCATATGTCTCTCCGCTAGATTCCCGTAATTCGGACCACAGCCAGAGGGTCGGTGACGTAGGGCACGAGGCGCCGGGCACCTTGGAGCCAGGTCTTGTCGGCCCCCTCCTCCCGGTAGGTCTTGGTCGCGAGGGGGGCCTCGTCGGAGATACCGCCGACGACCCGGCGCTGCAGGACGTAGGCCGACCCCACGGGGACGCGGTTGGACTTGAACACGTCGAGGCTCATTACCCGGCCCAGGGTGCCGTCCCGGAGGATGGCCGTCGGGGACGAGGCCTGCAGGGCGTCGCGAAACTCCTTTTTCTTGAGGAGGGCGGCCTCGCTCGCCGGGTTCACGAGGAGGGCATCGACGGCGTAGCCCATATCGGCGTCGTCGACGAGGGCCCGGGCGTCGACGAGGTGACCGACGACGGTCTCGGCGGCGGCGGCCGTCCACGGGGCGCCGGCGAGGGTGAGGATGGGGGCGGCGTCGAGCGCGGCGATGGCGACGGCGTCGACCTTGCGGATGATGGTGTTGGCGAGCTTCGTAAGCTCGCGGTTGAGGACGTCGTAGCGGTTGCGGTCGCGGTTCTCGTCGGTGACGAACACGCGGCCGCCCCACTTGGTCACCGCTGCGACCTTGGGGATCGGGGCGGTGTCGGTGAGGATCGGGTACTCGGCGCCGGGCCGGATGGGCTCGACGTCGCGCTCGAGGTAGAGGTCGTTGGCGCCGACCTGGTCGTACTGCACGGCCCCTCCGTCGACCCGGGGGCCCGGCCCGAAGATGAGGTCGGCGATGAACCGCTGGGCGGCGAGGGCCTGCACGATGCGGGTGACCCGCGTCGGGTTGTTGAGGTAGACGGAGACGGAGAGGGTCTCGCCGGTGATCGCGCCGGGGGCCGGCGGGTAGGCGACGTTGTAGGGGGGCATTGGCTCTCTCCTATCGGATCAGGGCGGGGAGGAACTGGACCCGGCCGAGGGCGCCGGCGGCGACGTCGGCCTCGAGGCGGCCGGCGGCGATGGCGGGGGCGACCCCGAGGGCGATGGCCCCGCCGGTGGCGTCGGCCTGCACCACGGCGCCGGCCGCGAGGGCCGCCGGACACGTCACGGGCATAACGACCCCGGGGCCGGTGTAGACGAGCACCTTTTCACCGATGGCGGCGTCACCGGCGGCCACGCCGAACACGGCCACGCCGGCGCCGGCGGGGGCGACGCGGGGCGTCCCCTCGATGGTGGTACCGGAGAGGGCGACGAACCGGCCGCCGGTGACGGCGGCGGTGGCGTGGCACGTCCGCGTCGTGCCGGGCTCGCGGAAGGGGACTACGTCCATGGCCTAGCGGCCTCCTGTGTTCTGGGCGGGCTGGGCGCCGACGGTGGGGTCGAGGCCGGGCACGCCGGGGAAGATGAGGGCGTCACTCGACCCCCAGCGGGCCTCGTCGAGGGTGGCCTGGTCCATCGGGGCCCCCTCGGCGCCGAGGGCGGTGGTGGGCAGGACGGGGGCCCGGGCGGCCAGCATGGCCCGCGTCTGGGTCGGGGCGATCTTGAGCAGCGTGAGCAGCTGCTCACGCTCGGCGGGGTACCAGCGGCCGGAGAAGGCGGAAACGAGCTCCTGCTCGAGGCGTTGGTCGTTGAGGGTGCGCCAGGCCTCGGCGCCCATAACGGCCTGTTGCTGGAGCTCGGCCACCACGGCGGGGGCGAGGGCCACCATGCCATTCGGCAGGGGCGTCCCGGCGCCGGCGGGCACGGCGTCGGCGGGCACGGCCAGGCCGCCGGGAGGCAGGCCGGCGACGGGCGCCGGTGCGGGCTGGGGCTGGGGCTGGGGCTGGGGCTGGGGCTGGGGAGCCGGAGCCGGGGCGGGCGCCGGCTGGGGG